GGTGCAAAGGCTCGCGGTTTTTTTGAATTTTTGGGGTTCCATGGGTCTCAACTTATGCCAAGCTATTGTTACCTAAGTCGTTGTTATTATGTGTAAATTTGTTGATTTTTTGTTTTGGTATGGCGACTGAAGTTGCATCAATCAATGACTGGTTTAGCTGGTCTTTAAACCAGCTATCCAGGGAGTTCGGGATTGCTCGGGAGACTGTTCAGCGCCGGTTGCGCGATGCGAACGTGAATCCATCCGGAGAGCGTAGAGGTCACCCTGTTTACAGTGTTGGCCAGGCGGCCAAGGCAATTTTATTGCCGCAATTGTCCGATGGCGCTGTGCATAACGATCCGGACCGAATGTCGCCGAAGGAGCGCGCGGATTGGTTCAAATCCGAAAACGACAGGGTCAAGTTTGAGCGGGAATCCGGCGTATCCGTTTATGCGAACGAGTCTCGCGAACAGATGGCGTTGATTGCCAAATCAGGCTTACAAGTGCTGGAAACCTTGCCCGACATCCTCGAACGGGACTACCGTCTGGATCCAGAAATCATCGAAAGCATCGAATCCAAGATCGACGCTCTCAGGGAGCAGTGGGCTGATTTGCTGGAGGAACTGGAATGAGCATGGCGGCAGCCAGTATCCGGCGCGGCATAGCCAAGCTGGTGCGCCCGCGTGAGCGCATCTCCGTCACCGATGCCGCCGAACGCTACGTTAACGTGCGGACGGCGAGCGGCGGTACTGACAGGTGGAAACCGGAGCTGACGGCCTACATGATCGAGCCGATGAATTGCCTGAACAGCCGGCATTATGACGCGGTCATTTTTGTCGGTCCGGCGCAATCCGGCAAAACGCAGGGCCTGATCACCAACTTTATGGCTTATGTGATCAAATGCGATCCTGCAGACTTTCTGATCATGCAGACGACCAAAGGGACGGCGCGCGATTTCGACACTCAAGTCATCAAGCGCGCATTCCGCGATAGCTCCGATCTGAAGCAAGAATTGGCGCCAGGCAGCAAAAGCGACAATACCTACGACAAAGTGTTCAAGTCCGGCGCCATCCTGTTTCAGCGCTGGCCATCGATTAACGAAATATCCGGCAAGCCGCTCAAATACGTGCTGATTACGGACTACGACCGCATGACGCAAAACATCGATGGTGAAGGCTCACCGTTCGCACTGGCCCAACAGCGGACCGCCAAATTTCTAAGCCGCGGCATGACACTGGTGGAAACCTCGCCTGGCTTTGAAATCACCGATCCCAAACACAAAAACCACTACAAACACGAGGCGCCGCCGTGCGGAGGGGCCTTGTCGCTGTTCAATATGGGCGACATGCGGCGTTGGTACGTGCAATGCCCCGAATGTGGCGAATATTTCATGCCTCCGCCCGACGAGAGAGGCCTGAGCTTCGCCCATGATCGCGATTTATTCGGCGCCACCTTAACAGAGATAACCGTGCCGGTCCGGTATTTATGTACCGCCAATGGCTGCTTGATCGATTTGCACCACAAACGCAACATGAACAGATCCGGGCTATGGGTACCGGAAGGCTGCGCGATCGAAAACGGTAGGATCGTGGGGGAAGGCCTCAAAAGCCGGATCGCCTCGTTCTGGTTCCCTGGGATTCTGGCCGCCTACTCGGAGCCCGACAGTCTGGTCGAAAAGTACCTAAAAGCCTACCGGGAATACGACATCACCCGATCGGAAGAAAACCTGAAAACCATCATTAACGTCAACTTTGGCGCCCCTTATTTGCCCAAGCGCTTGACCTCCGACGTCAGCGCCGCCGACTACGAGCGCCGGTCCGAGGATCTGCCCAAGCGCGAAGTCTGCAAAGGCGTGCGCTTTTTGATCGCCACCGTCGACGTCCAGAAAAACCGCTTCGAGGTCCAGGTCCACGGCCACGGCGTCCATAACGAAATCTGGCTAATCGACCGTTTCCCCATCACACTGTCCAATAGAGAGGCGGGCGGCGAACCCCTGGCGATCGATCCGGCCGGCTACATCGAAGACTGGCTGCTGCTGGAAAGCAAAGTCATCCGCAAGCGCTACCCCTTGGCTGACGGTTCCGGCCGCACTATGGGCATCCTGATCACCGCCAGCGACTCCGGCGGTGAAGAAGGTGTCGCCGAACGGGCGTACACCTTCTGGCGCGAAATGAAGAAAAAGCAACTGGACCGCCGGTTTATCCTGGTCAAGGGCGAACGGCCCAAGCGCACCGCCAACAAGCCGAAAATCACGCTGACCCATCCGGATACCTCCAGTAAGGCCGCACGCAAAGCCAAAGTCGTCGGCGAACTGCCGTTATGGCTGGTCAACACCACGCTGATCAAGGACCTCATCAGCGCCAACCTCAACCGCATCGAGCCCGGCCAGAATTACATCCACTTCCCAAACTGGTTCAGCAACGCCTTTTATGAGGAGCTGGTCGCCGAAAACCGCACCGAAGACGGATGGGATAAACCCAGCGGCGCGCGCAACGAGTCCTTTGACCTGCTGTGCTACGACCACGCTGCCTACCTGGTCAAACTGCAAAACCACTGGCAAAAGGAAATCGACTGGAACCATCCACCGCTGTGGGCCGCGGACTGGGATGAAAACAGCGAGGTTTATCACGGTGATTCCGAAACGGCCGCGGCGGTTGGGCCGGATACGGAGAAAAAGGCGGACGTCAGGGTGAGGTCGGCCAGGATGCGGGTGAGGCGGTGATTGCCAGTCCGCATGGCAATTATGGGTATTTATGTAGATCGGATGGGGTATCAAATAGATACCCCATCTGAGATAACCTTGGCAGAATTCAATGCCCGAGTTTTATTCATGCCCGCTGCAAGGCAACAGACAAGGCTCGTTGGGTTAAAGCTGCGCGGTCAGAGAACGTGAAACTGACCGAATGGATTGTAAAAACACTGAATAGCAACGTTGATGCTTAGTCAGAGCGCGGGAGAAAAATTGAAAACGATTAATAGGTTTACAGCATGTCATACATTGATTTGATTGAAAATATTTTTGGCGAAAAACGCGAATGCATATCAGAGCGAGATTTTCTGCAAAAGCTTCCAAAATTACTGGAAAATCGAAGTAGATATAAAAATCAATGGAGCAGTGAAAATCTTGCATTCATTGTCATTAAAAAAGATGGTGTAGGGGAAGATAAGCGCACATTTAAAGATATTGCTGATCACTTCGGTGTCTCGGTATACACTATAAGGAGGATATACAGTTATGCACTTAGACTCCTTAGATCCCCCTTTCTAGTAAAAGAATACGTAACAAAGCTAGATGAGACAGAAACATCATATCTACAGGAATTAGATAGACTCAAGTGGAAAGCATCTCTGAGCCATAGTGCGCACAGTGTCTTGAAAGATATTAGAATACAGACGATAAATACAGAGTTTATATCTTATAATGCTTATGTCGATGACGAAAAAGACTATGTAAAGATATTATTTGATCGTCCGCCAATATTTAAGAATAGAAAGGTTATATTTCCGACAATATCCGGATCCGATATAGTATACGAAAGCCTCCGGATGTCACTAAGCGTATTTAATGAAATCCGGGAGGCGGTAGGGATTGATCCGTTTGAGCCGCCTAAAAAGAAACCAACGGCATCAGAAATATCACGAGCCGTAAAGCTTTTGGAATCAGAAGGCTATGTCGTTAAAAAATCAAAAAATCAACCACAACCGCCCAAAACCCGATAAATCCATTTGACAACCCCCGCAAAAATCACTATATTTTTCCCACACTGGTAAAAAACCGCCAGGAGCAATCCCGGCGGTTTTTTTATGCCCGCAATATTTTAACGTAACCCGCTCAGGCTTGCCTGACGCGGGTTTTTTTATGCCTGAAAAACACTGAACGAGGAATCGATGGCCTGGACTCAAGACGACCTTGACCGAATCAAGCGCGGGATCGCCCAGGGCGTGCGCCGCGTGCAATTCAAGGACCGGTTGATCGAATACAACTCGGTCAGTGAGATGCTGAAAGCCCGTGAAGCCATCGAAAAAGACCTCAATGACCAGGCCGCGCAGGCTTCCGGCGTGACCCGGCCGCGCGGCTACCGGGCCAAAACCTCCCGGGGTTATTGATGCGGATGTTGCGTTATAAAAAGCCGGTCTCGCTGATCGTCGGACTCGACGGCAAGCCGTTGGCGGCCGAGAGCCGGGCCTACGAGGCCAGCGCCCAGGGGCGGCGCCTGGGCTCGTTCGATGCGCCGGATCTGAGCCCGAATCAGGCGGCGACGGCGGAGCTGACTATCCTGCGCCGGCGGATGCGGGCCAGCGTGCGCAACAATCCGTGGATGTCCCGGGGGCTGAAGGCCGATGTCGCCAACGAGACCGGCACCGGCTTCATTCCGCGCTCCAAGGCCAGCAATAAGGCGTTTCGCAAAGCCATCCGCACCTTGTGGAACGATTGGCTGCCGTTCGCCGATGCCGACGGCATTTTAAACGCTTACGGCATCCAGTGGAGCGCCGCGCGGGCACGCAAGGAAGCCGGCGAGGTTTTCATCCGCATCCGGCAGCGCCGGCCCGAAGACGGCTTGCCGGTACCGGTGCAGTTTCAGGTGCTGGAGGCCGATTTCTGCCCGGTCAGCATGAACGAAAAGGCGCCCAACGGCAACGACATCGTTTCCGGCATCGAATTTAACGCCATCGGCAAGCGCGTCGCGTATTGGATGTACAAAAAGCATCCGGCAGAGAAGGGCGGTTGGACCTATAACGAACTGACTCGGGTGCCGGCCGAGCAAATCATTCATCACTTTATCCCGCTGCGTCCGGGGCAGTTACGCGGCAATCCTGACGCCGTGCAGGCCATCGTCCGCTCGTATCTGTACGACAAATACGACGATGCCGAGCTGGGGCGTAAAGAAACCCGTGCGCACTACACTGGCGTGATCCGCCGGCCCGATTACGGCGCCGACGATTACCGCTTCGACCCGATCTCGGGCGTGCCGATCGGGCTGGACGATGACGGCGTGCCGATGCTGGATCTGGAGCCGGGTTCGTTCCCCAGCCTGCTGCCCGGCGAAGATGTCACGCTGTTCGACGGCGACGACGGCGGCGCCGGCTACGCGGATTTCCAGTGGCAGCAGAAACTGGCGATCGCGGCCGGTCAGGATGTGCCGTACGAACTGGCGACCGGCGATTACAGCCGCATCAACGACCGCGTCTGGCGCGCGATCATGAACCAATACCGGCGCGAAATCGAGCAAACCCAGGACTTGTTCACGATTCATCAGGTATGCCGGGTGATGTGGGAAGCCTTCATCGATGCGGCGGTATTGGCCGGCGCCGTCGAAGCGCCCGGTTACGAGACCCGGCGTTTCGATTATATCCGCACCGACCATCGGGCGCCGGCCTGGCCGTACATCAACCCGCTGCAGGATGCCAACGCCGCCAGGATTCTGAAAGAGGAAGGACTGGAGTCGCGGCAGGCGCTGGTGGCTGAGCGCGGCTGGGATGTCGAGGATGTCGACGAACAGCGCGCGGAAGACAATCAACGCGAACAGAAACTCGGTTTAACCGACTCAAACCATAAGTGACGTTATGAGCAACCCGATTAAATTATTGACCCGTTTATTCAGCCGCAACAGCGCTAACGCCGTGGTGACTGAAATCTACGCCAAGGCGGTAAACCAGCCGCTGTTCGTGCATCCGGCCCTGGGCGAAATGATCGTGCAGGGCTATCTGCATGCCGATATTAACCAGCTGGCCGGGGATGCCGGTCAGCGTGGCATGGACAAGACCGAAGCGACTGTCGGCATACTCGATATTTCCGGGGCCTTGGTGTCGCGTTACACACCAGGCCCATGCAGCGCCGGGCCATTGAGCTACGAGGAAATCCGCGACAACTTCGATGCGATGATGGCCGACCCCGGCATCAAAACCATTATCGGCCGCTTCGATACCCCGGGCGGCATGGCCGCGCAAAACATGGATCTGACCGATCATATTTACCAGGCGCGCGGCCAGGGCAAGCGCCTGATCGCGATGGTGGATGACATGGCCTATTCGGCCGGTTTCGCGCTGGCGTCCGCGTTCGACGAAATCTGGATCACCCGTACCAGCGGCGTCGGTTCGGTCGGCGTGGTCAGCTATCACGTTGACCAATCGGATTTCAATAACAAGCTGGGCGTCAAGATCGAATACCTGCATGCCGGCGCCCGCAAAATCGACGGCAACCCGCACGAACCCTTGGGCGATGAGGCCAGGGCAAACTTCATGGGCGAAATTTCCCGTTTGTACGACCTGTTTGCGTCGACGGTCGCGCGCAATCTGGGGCTCAGCGTAGAGGCGGTAAAAGCGACGGAAGCGGGCACGTTTCACGGCGAGCGAGCGGTTGAAGCCGGCTTCGCGCACAAGATCGGCACCTTCAGCGACCTGCTGCAATCGCTGATCCCTCAGGGCCATGATCATGTCGTCACGGTGACGATGGAGGATCAGGGCGGCATGACTCCGCAGCAGGAAACGGGTAATACATTAACGTCCGAGCACGTTGAAGCCCATGCCTTGCCGGATCTAACCGATGCCAACGCCGACGAAGAAAAAGAGGACGATCCCGAAAGCGGCGAATCTTCACAACCGGCAGCGAGCGGCAAAACGTACAAGGAAAAGCTTGAGGATCAGAAAAAACGCCGCGATCCGGACGGCATCGAGGCCGACTCAAAAGCCAAAGTAGCCGCCGAGATCCGCGCGATCTGCGCCGCCGCAAAAGTGCCGGAAGCGGCGGCGAATTACATTGCAGCCGGCACCGATGTCGGGAAGGTCCGTGCCGATCTGTTTGCGATGCTGACCGCCGGTGACGTTGAGATCATCAATACCCGACCTGAGCGCGTCGTTGATCAAGCGCCGCCCGGCAGGCAGCCATCGGCGAACGATATTTACCGCAAGCGGCAACAGCACGCACGGCAACGCGCGTAGCCTGACATTCATTCATTCAACATTGAGAGATTAACACCATGGCCACACAAACCGAAAAACGACACGCCGGCGAGTTCTTGCTTTCCGAAGTCGATCAAAGATTCCGCAGCAACATCATTATCGAGCCAGGCCAAAAACTGGCTGCCGGTACCGTGCTCGGAAAGATTACCAAAGCGCCCCCAGCGGCGTCAGTGACCGGCGCGATCGCCGAAGATGTCTTGACCGTCTCCGCTGTCGCCTCCGGCAAGTTGGCGGTCGGTCAGGTTATTTCCGGCGACGGCGTGACCGCAGGCACCACCATCACGGCATTGGGTACCGGTACCGGCGGCGCGGGTACTTACATCGTGAGCGAAGAGCAAACCGTTGCGAGCACTGCGATTACCGCCAACAGCGCCAAGGCCGCGGCGGTCGTCGGCGACGGCGGCGGCGCCATCGGCACGATCACAGTCTCCGGCGATGCCAAGCCTGGTGATTATCTGTTGACAGTCACTAAGGCGGCTGCATCTGCCGGTGATTTTCAATTGATCGATCCGGACGGCATCGTTGTTGGCGTAGGCACGGTCGGTGTCGCGTTCTCCGGAGGCGGCTTGTCGTTCACGCTGGCCGACGGAGCCCCGGACTTCTCGTTGGGCGACTCGATCACTATCACGGTTGCGCCCGGCAACGGTCATTATGCCATGCATAATCCCGATGCGACCGACGGCAGCCAGCACGCCGCAGCGATCTTATACGACGCGGTCGACGCCAGCGAAGCCGCGAAAGCCGGTGTCGCGATCGAGCGCATGGCCGTGGTCGGTGCGTCCGCGCTAACTTGGGCCGAAGGCATTAGCGCCGGGGCCAAAGCAGCGGCGGTGGCTCGACTGGCCGAACAGCACTTGCTGATTCAG